TCGCGCTCGGCACGAACAGGCAGCGGGTCTGGGAGATAGCGAATGGGCAGCGTACGGCCCTGAAGGGCGAGCGACTAACGCCTGAGGCAGTGGACTCGCTCAAAAGGATTTACGACTTTCTGGAGTTCTCGATCGACTCGCTTCTGACCGAGAGCCCCAAGAATCCCGCCTCGCTCATCTTCCTGTCGAAGAACCACTTCGGCTACCGCGACACGACCGAGCAGGTGGTGCGGCGCGTGGACGAGCGCCCGCAGCTCAAGGCCGCCCAGGAGGTGGCCGCGCAGCTTGCCGCGCGCTTCGGCGTGAGCGACCCCGCGGAGCTCCCCGCATCCTCCGTTACCGTCGAGGATGTGGAGGAAGCCACGGAGTGAGGCACGAGAAAAGCCCCCGGGCCGATGGCTGCGGGGGCTTTCGTCGTTCCCGGAGTGTGGTGGAGGCGATGGGAATATGCCTAGAAGCGAAAATAACGGCCCTAAGAAGGCCGATTACATCGAACATGCTTAACTACAGCGGAACGTGTTATAACCATGCCTTAGAACGGCTTAAAATGGCCTTAGAATTGATTTCGCCCGTTCCAGGGTCGAAAACATACGCCTTTCAGAGCAAAAGAAAAGCCCCGGCGAACCGGGGCTGGAGCTGGTCGGCTTGTGGTCACTTGCTGCGCTTGCAGACTTCGGCGACGACCAGGAACGGGAACGTGACGACCAGGAGCAACGCGGCGCCTATCGTGCGCCAGATGGAAGGTGTGCGGCTCATGGCTTCTCCTCTCTTCAGGCTGCTTGCCTAGGGTCATTGTGCATTATGCGGAGCTGGCGGGTCAATCTGCGAGGGGCGACGGCTTGCCGAAGTCGGAGCAAAACTCGTTGCCTGGCAGGTACCCGGCTTGACGTATGAGGTCGCGCAAGCCGTTGCGCTCCTCTTCGGTCGCCCATACCTCGCCCAGCGTGCGGGTCTGCAAGAAGCTGTACCCTATGGTCTGCCCCGTCCACTGATCGACGAAGATAGCCCAGACAGTGCCGGCGAAGCCGTCGCGGACGATGCGCGATAGCTTCATATAATCGGCGAGCTGGCCCCGGGCCTTCGTTATCCGCTCTCGGCCTTCCTCGATCGTCTCAGATTCGTACATGCTCGATTCTCCTTTCCTACATGCGAATATCGTTCAGGTATCGGCGTTCGCATTCTTCCAAGAGCAGCGCTTCGTTCTCCTCGGTGGCGGCCAAGACCCAGCGGAAGTCAATCTCGTTCCGCTCGCCGTCCTCGGCCTCCTTGATGGTCGGGTTGAACCATCCCCACGTGTTGCCGTGGCCGTCGGCGTAGTTGGTGCTCACGTGGAGCGTTTGCGGCATCCATTCGCCGATGCGGCCGCTCCTGTGCCATAGGTCCATGAGCGAGCCGGCGCCGTGCCGGTGGCTTATGGTCGAGACCTCGACGGTGAAGCGCCCGTCGTCGCTCGAGTAGATGCGCCGGCAGTCGTCTTTCCCGGCCGTCCTTCTCAGCTTCAGAATCTTCACGGTGTATCCTTTCCCTTGTCTTCGGACGTGGCCCCCGTGTTCCTCGCCTAGGTACGGGGGCCTTCTCTTTGCTAGGCGGTCTTCTCCGCCGGGTAGCTGATGGGGGCTATGAAGCAGGTTTCCAGGTCTCGCACCTCATAAGCTATGCACTCCTGCTCGAGATGGGCGGCCAGCACGGGCACTGCTTCACGGATGCGCTCGGCTTCGGCGTCATCTAGGGCGCTGATGATGCATACGGTCGTATCTTCGGCCTCGCCGCGCCACATGCCGCGCGCCTGGTAGGTGGTGTAGGCCTCGATGCCGAGGTACTGGCCTATGGCCTGCTCGATCTGCGAGCTTTCCCAGTAGTGCGTTCCGTTGACGTTGTGGCCGATGTATAGCGTTGCTTGTTTCATGGCCGGGTTCCTTTCTTTAGGATTTATCCTTCAAATAGTAGTTTAAGGAAATAGCCTAAAAAGTCAAGTATTATTTTTAGGAATTATCCTTATATATCGAATATGCAATTAGGGCACGCCCTATTTGCACGGTTGCGCGTTGCTGGCTTGCCTATGGATGCTTCGTGGTGTGGATTGTGTGGCTGTTCTGCTGCTGTGTGCTGGGTGGACGGGTCACGTTCTCTACTCGCTGTTCTCAGTTCTTGGCGGCACTAAGCAATCGCAGGCAATGGGCGAGGTTTCCCGGCTTTATGGGGCTTTGTGTTCGCGTTTCGTTCGCCTTGTCGCATCTTCTCCATATGATGCCGCAGCGCATCGCTTCGGGCTTGAAGACGGCCCCAGCCCATATGTACCCCCGGGCAGTATATATGCGTGCGCAAATCCATTAGGTTAGTACCGCGACTAATCGAAAAATAAAAAACGATTAAGGATATTACTTGACAGGTTATTTCCTAAATTGTTAGGATTGACCCGCTGAAAGGAGAAAGCATGAACATCGCATCCATAATTCGAGATGCCATCGACAAGTCGTCTTATACCAAGTCTGGATTGGCGAGAGAGCTTGGCGTGACGCCAGCGAGCATATCCGATCGCCTCGACCCCAGGAAGGACTTGGGCGTGGCGAAGGCGAAGGAACTCACTGACCTGCTCGGCTACGACATCGTCGTGGTGCCTAAGGGCGCCCGCCTGCCGCAGGGAGCAACCCGTGTCACGTCTGGCGTGGGGGAGGGCTAGCCATGGCAGGAGACTTAAGCCCGTACTTCGAGGCGCTTGCTCGCGCCAAGCGCGTCTGCCCGGAGTGCCTGAAGCGGCTCACTTGGATAGAGCCGACTGGGGCGGGAAACCCTAATGGTGCTGTCGAGAGGTGCAGATGCGGCTACATCCAAGGCCTTGTCGCCCCTAAGGGGCATGAGGTCGCGTGGGACCCGGCGAACGGCCCTTGGCGCAAGCCTGGGCACAAGGCGAACATCATCAGGTTCGAGGACATCAAGAGGGGGCTGTGATGGACTACGGCTATGTGCGCGTCAGCACCGAAGGGCAGAACCCCGAGCGACAAGTCGCCAAGATGGTGGAGCTGGGCATACCTGAGGAGCGCATCGTCATCGACGTGGCCTCCGGAAAGGACATGGACCGGCCGGGCTGGCAGTGGCTCATGGGCATCATCGTGTCTGGCGACAGGCTCGTCATCGACGAGCTTGACCGCCTGGGACGCGACTAAGATGACCAGACGCGGGAGGGGAGGCGCATCACCCGCGAGGTCGGCTGCGATGTCAAGGCGCTCAATCCCGAGTTCTTCGACAGCGAGGCCTTCCGTGCGATGGGCGATGTGGGCGTGATGATGGAGGACATGCTGCTGTCATTGCTTGCCTGGAAGTCGCAGTCCGAGCGCACGACGATGCTGCGCCGTCAGGCTGATGGGATCGCCGTCGCCAAGAAGGCTGGGCGCTATGAGGGGCGCAAGGCCATAGCGGTATGCGATGAGGACCGCAAGGAGGCCGAGCGCATCCTGCGTGACGAGGGCAAGGCGGCCGCTGCGCGCTACCTGGGCGTCAGCACGCGCACCATCTACAACATGATCGAGGATGGCAGGGTGGCGGCGTGAAGGGCGTCGTCGAGGCCCTGGGCGCGTGGGGATGGCAGGTGGTGCCGGATGGGTCGCCCTGCACGGTCATGATGGAGCCGGATTGCTTTCCGATGACGGCACTCGCCGACGGGCCCCCCGTCTACGGGTGGCTCGCCAAGAGCTGCGTCGCGGGCATCTGGATAGCCTCAACGCAGGAGCTGGTGGGCGAGGAGCTGACGTCATCTGTGGCCGGCACGCTGCTCGCAGGGCTTGCGCTCGGCCCGCTTGGCGGCGTGGCCGTGGCGGCTGCCACCACGCGATTCGAGCCTGTGTACGCCGATGCCCATTGGCTTATAATGCTGCTCGCTGACGGCGGGCAGCTCATGTTCCTGGTCGATTGGGATGACAGGGACAGCAGGCGCGCCTGCGAGCGCATCGAGCGCGACTTCGAGAGGAATCGCGACCGCTACGCCGCCTAGCAGCGCTGGAGGGGGAAGGAAGCAAGAAGGGGCTTGCCGCGAAGACCGGCAGGCCCCTTTTCGCTTCCTGGGAGGCTATCTTGATAGATTACGAGAAGCTGCTATCCATCCTATCCGCAGACTGCGCCGATGCGCGTTCGGCCGGCCCGTTCGAGGACGCGCTGGCGGTGCTCTCCGAGTACTACGAGGCCGCCCCGCGCTCTGAGCGCGTCGCCGCGGCTGCGATACGCGAGGAGTGCGAGCGCAAGTCCGTTGAGTTCGCCGCGCGCGGCTGGACGGCCAAGGCGAATAGGCTCGTCGAGCTCGTCGAGCAGATGCTGCTGCTCAACGCGCCGATAGACCTGGACGCCTACATGCTGTTCATGGAGTGGAACCGGCCAGCGGAGAAGTGCTTCTACCGACCGCGCCGCCAGGTCTTCCGCCACAAGGTCGTCGGGCACATGCAGGACCTCGCCGACGACAAGATAGACTTCCTGTCGCTCTCGTTGCCGCCGCGAACCGGCAAGAGCACCTGCGGCATCTTCGGCCTCACTTGGTTCATGGGGCGCCATCCCGAGCGCGCGAACGTCATGAGCGGCCATTCGGATTCGCTGACCTCGGGCTTCCATATCGAGGCTCTTGGCATCATATCGGACGATGCGACCTACCGCTTCGCAGAGGTGTTCCCTGCAGCGCGGCTGGTGGGCAAGTCTATGGCCAAGGAGACCATCCAGCTCGAAGGCTCGTCAGAGCGCTTCCCGTCGCTTACATGCCGGTCCATCGGCGGCACCCTGACAGGCGCGGTCGAGGTCGGGAAGAACGCTCTGCTCTACCTGGACGACGTGGTCGAAGACCGCGAGCAGGCGCTATCGAGCGACCGCATGGACAAGCTCTACACAGCCTATCTCAATCAGCTCAAGGACCGCATGAAGGATGGAGCGAAGCAGCTCGCAGTCATGACCCGTTGGGTGCCAGATGACCCGATCGGCCGCATCGAGGCCGAGTATGCTGGCGACCCTAGGTACCGCTTCGTAGGCGTGCCGGCCCTCGACGAGGCGGGCCAATCCAACTTCGACTATCCCTACGGCCTCGGCTTCTCGACGCGCTACTACCTCGACATGAAGCGCTCGTTAGAGGCTGCTGGCGAGCAGGACTCATGGAGCGCCAAGTACATGGCCGACCCTTACTACAAGAAGGGGCTCATGTTCCCGGAGGACAAGCTGCGTCGCTTCGATGCCCTGCCGGAAGGCGATCCGGATGCCGTCATCGCGGTATGCGATACCAAGGACAAGGGCGCTGACTACGGCACCCAGCCCATAGGCTATGTCTATGGGCAGGACCACTACATCGTGGCTGCGATATGCGACAACAGCTTGCCGCACATCTTGCAGCCAAAGCTGGCAAAGTCGCTCGTCGACCATCAGGTGCAGATGGCCCGTTACGAGTCGAACGCAGCGGGAGGGCGCGTCGCCGAGGAGGTCGAGAAGCTGGCGAGGGAGGCCGGACTGGCGCTGTCGATAGGGCAGGAGTTCTCCACCACCAACAAGGAGACGCGCATCCTGGTGGACTCAGGGTGGGTGCTCGAGCGCTGCTTGTTCTGGGCAGAGGCGCCCGACGAGGACTACCGCAGGTTCATGAGCCAGCTCACGCATTACACGGTCGAGGGCAAGGTGAAGCATGACGATGCCCCAGACGCCATGTCGATGTACAAGCGATTCGCCACCGGTATCGTGAAGGCCAGGGCGGAGCCGATGCGGCGTCCGTGGTAGTGAGCAGTCGCGCTCGCTCAAGAGCCGTCGCGATTCGTCGCGAGCCCAAGCGACTTGCCGCTTCCGTCCCGTTTTCCTTGTTGCTTTCATAGGCTGCGGCAGGACCCTTCTTTTTCTGCTGAGGGTCGGGATGTGGTCTTCTCCTCTCAAGACGCACGGATGTCACCTTCCGGCCCTCCCTCTTCCTTCGGATAGGCGGCGGCATTGGGAGACCAGGTTGTAGACAACGCTACGCAAGCAGCGCCAGGCGCCGATGGCGTCGCATCCGCTGCTACGCGCCTCATGACGGGGCGCATCCCCATCACGAGCGACTACGAGTCCATCGATGACTCGAACGTGGTCGAGGTGCTGTACGACACGCTTCCTGACTTCCATGTGAACAGCGCTGACATCGCTTATCTGTGGAGCTATTACAAGGGCAACCAGCCCATACTCGGCCGCGTCAAGGAAGTGCGCCCTGAGATAAACAACAAAGTGGTCGAGAACCATGCCCAGGAGATAGTCACGTTCAAGGTCGGCTACCAGCTCGCCGAGCCGCTGCAGTACACCTGCCGCAAAGCTGATGATGGTGAAGGCTATGAGGCTAAGCTGAAGCAGGTCAACGGCTTGAACACCCTCATGTTCGCCGAAGACAAGGCGTCGAGCGACCGCGACCTGTTCGAGTGGATGTGCGTCTGCGGGCTGGGATATCGCTTCTCGGAGGCAGATTCGGAGGAGGACAAGGAACCGGGTGGAGCTCCGTTCGAGATGTACGTGCTCGATCCGCGCATAACCTATCTCGTGCGATCGTCTGCCTATCATGGTCGCGCGCTCATGGCGGTATGGGAGGCCAAGGACCCGAAGAGCTCTGAGCCTCTGTACAACGTGGTGACGGACACCTGCCTCTACCATATCTCGGGCAAGCGAATCCTGTCCAAGGTCAAACATAGCTACAAGCACATCCCGATCGTGGAGTACCGCCTCAACGCTGCGCGAATGGGCGTGTTCGAGCCGGCGCTTCCGCTACTCGATGCCATCAACACGATCGAGTCCAACCGCCTCGATGGCATCGAGCAGAACGTCCAGGCGTTGATGAAGTTCATCAACGTGGACATCGACGAGGAGGGCTTCATCAACATGTTGAAGCTGGGAGCCGTCAAGGTCACCTCACGTGGTGCGGACGGCGCCAAGTCCGATGTCGACTATATAAGGTGCGACCTCGACCAGACCCAGACCCAGGTCACGAAGGATGACATCTACCAGGCTATCGTGAGCATCTGCGGCATGCCGAATCGCAATGGGGCGTCGGGCAGCTCGTCTGACACGGGCGCAGCGGTGCTGCTGCGCGATGGCTGGACGTTGGCAGAGAGCCATGCCAAGAGCTACGAGCTCCAGTTCAAGCGCGCTGAGCGAGATACCTTGCGGGTGGTGCTCGAGATATGCCGGCAGGCGGCGGGCTGCGACATCGATTTGGACATAAGCGACATCGAGCTGACGTTCAACCGGCGAAACTACGAGAACATCTTGGTCAAGGCTCAGGTGCTCACGACCATGCTCAAGTGCTCGAAGATCCATCCGCAGCTCGCATTCGCGTCTTGCGGGCTGTTCAGCGACCCGGATGCTGCTTACGCGAAGTCGAAGGAGTATGCCGACGAACAGCGGGAGCGCTTCGTGGAAGCGCCCCTAGCGCAGGCAGGAGGCGGCATTGATGACAGTGACCCTGATGATGCGAGCATAGAAGACCCAGACCATCTGCCTTCGCAGGCCACGGTGCCGGAACCGAAGCAATAGCGCGGGAACGCTCCCGCGTGCGCATACGCAGCCATGCGTCAAATGGTAGACATCGCGGTGCTTGCCGCGTCAACAACAGCGTAAGGAGAGCAATGAAAAGAGACGAGATAAAGGCGGTCTTCCCCGATGCCACCGAAGCGCAGATCGATGCGATCCTGTCTAGCGCAGGACGCGACTTGACAGAGCTGCACGAGCGCTTCGACAAGGCCGAGGAAAAGTACAAGGAAACGACCAGCGCACTTGAGGAGGCTCGCCAGAAGGCCCTTGACGATGCGCTGACCATCCGCGACTTGAAGGCCAAGGCCGAGGCGGGCATGAGCGCTGAGGAGCTTCTGGCCCAGCGAGAGCAGCAGGCGAGCGAGCGTGAGCGGGAGTTCATGCTCAAGAGCAATGCTCTGGATGCACGTTCGGTGTTCGTCGAGGCGGGATTCTCTGAGGAGGAGTATGCGCCGCTGGTCGAGCAGATCGTGTCTGACGACAGCGAGAAGACGGTGGCTATCGCCAAGCAGATTGCCGCGCTCACTGCTTCCCAGCGCGAGCAGGCTGCTGTCGAGGCTAAGGACGCCCTGCTCAAGGCGAATCCCAAGTTCAAGGGCACCGGTGGTGACGGAAGCCCGACGAAGGAGGAGTTCGATGCGTTGCCGGTCGAGGAACAAGTGAAGATCGTCGAGGCCAACCCGGCCTATCTCGACTCGCTCAAGTGAGCACCTAGAAGATAGGAGATTGACATGGCAGGAATGCTTTTCGGATATCCATTCAACGAGGAGCTGTACAGCTACCACTACAAGGAGGCTCCCGACCCCATCACGACCGCGCTTCTCGATTCGGGAGCCATGGTCGAGGACGGGGAGATCGCCTCGATGGTGGCGAACGGCTCTGACACCTACACGGTGCCCTTCTACGATGTGCTGGGTGGCACGCCGGCCAACTATGACGGTCAGACCGACATCCCCATCGAGGAGACGAGCGGCGGCTTCCTACAGGGCGTCGTATGGGGTCGTACGCAGGGTTGGAAGGCTCGCGACTTCATCTACGACTTCAACCGCGCCAACCCCTACGCGCTCATCACGGCGAAGCACAAGGGGTTCTGGGCCAAGCAGCGCCAGGACAAGATGCTGCTCATCGCAACCAAGGGCCTGTTCGGCATTGCCAAGCCGACTAATGACGAGGATGACCCCAACGGCTACATCGCTGATTGGGTCGATAACCACACCCTCGACATCACGTCGACGAGCACGAGCGTTGGCGCGAGCAACAAGCTCGATGCTGGCACGGTGGGCGACGCTGGCGTGAAGGCGTGCGGAGATCGCGCTGCAGGCGCCTTCGGCCTTACGGTCATGCATTCGCACGTGGCGCGCAACCTTGCCAAGCTCGACAAGCTCGAGTTCCGCAAGTACACCGACCCGGCAGGCATTCAGTCGACTGTCCAGCTTGCTGACATCGATGGTGGTGGCCTGGTAATCGTATGGGATGGCGTGCCGCACACCGCTGCGACGAGCACTACTGCAGCCACTTACACCACTCTCGCTTTCGGCAACGGGTTCTTCCGCTATGCCCCGGCGAATGTGGACAAGCCCGTTGAGCCTACCCGCAACGTCATCACCAATGGCGGCGAGGATGTGCTGGTTACCCGCATTCGCGAGACCATCTTGCCGAACGGCTTCAGCTATACCAAGGTCGCTGGGGATACTCCGTCTCCGACCGATGCACAGCTGGGCACTCCGTCACGCTGGACCCCCGTGGTCGATCCGAAGTGCATCGCTGCGACGCGCATCGTGTCGAACGGCTAGGAGGTCGAAGATGCTATACGTGGCAGGCACGAACGTCTATATCTCGGATGCCGGGGGGAAGGTCCATCCGGTCAACATCGGAGCGAAGGACAAGGTCATCGAACGTCGTGAGTTGGATAGCGTGAACTTCAAGGCCGAGAAGGAGGTGGTTGAGCTGCCGCGTTGCGCGGTAGCCGCCACCGCCGATGAGGTCATTGCGCGCTTCAATATTTCTCAGAACAATCCTTGCAAGTTCGATGCTGCGGCCCACAAGGCCATGCTCGCCGAGCAGGAGGCGCCTGTGGCCCCTGAGGCTCCCGTCGAGCCAGAAGCGGCGAGCGAGGACTAGCGTCATGGAGCATGAGCAGATGCTCAACATGACTGCTGCGCTGGTGGGCGACCCTCGGTTCGCCGAGGTGCTGCCCACCTACCTCGACCTTGCGAAGGGCGCGGTGGTGGAGCGCCTGTTCCCCTTCCGTGATGCCTCGTGGGAGGACGTGCCGGCAAAGCACCATGTTCGCACTTGCGAGATAGCCGCCTACTTGGTCAACAGGCGCGGGGCAGAGGGCGAAGTGTCGCATAGTGAGAACGGGACTAGCCGCTCTTATGAGTCGGCGGGCATCCCGGACTCGTACTTCGCCGGCATGGTCCCCTTCGCTGGGGTGCCCTCATGAGATGCCTCGACCGCGACCGCCAGTGGGTGCTGATCTCGCGTTGCGAGGGAGCGAAGGAGGTCTTGGACGCTCAAGGTCGACATACTGGGCGCTATGAGCCTATCCGATCGCGTCAGATACCGATGCTGGTCACGGTATCAGGCGCCAAGGGCTCGGCTGAGACCACGGTGTTCGGCCAAAGCCTTGATTACGACCGCAGCGTGCTGATCGACGATCCGCTTTTCGATGTGGATGAGTCAACGGTGCTGTGGGTCGATGGAGACATCGGAGCTGCGTTGGTGGATGGGGGCTTCTTCGACTCGTTCCCGGTCTATGAGACTGGCTCCGATGCTGATGGCGGAACCTTTGACGAGGAAGGCGACGAGGTGGACGGCGGCGACTTGTCCTATCCGGTGTTCTCGGATACCCCCTTTGACCATGTGGTCAAGAAGGTGGCGCGTTCGTCGAACTACACGCTCCTCGCGGTGAAGCACGTCGAGGTGTCGAGATGAGCCGCGTTTCCGTCTCGCTTGGCGCGTCTGGGATACGGCGCATCAGAGCTGAGGTGGAATCGCTCAGGCGCAACTTGCCGGCCATAGCCGATGAGATATGCAGGCGATTGGGCGAGGTTGGCGTCGCCACGGCAGTCGAGGTGGTGCCGGTCGACACTGGTCAGCTGGCAGGGTCGATAGGTCTGCTCAGGAGGGGTCCGCGCGACTACTTGGTGGTGGCTGACGGCGAGTACGCTGCCTTCGTCGAGTTCGGCACGGGCGTTGTCGGCAGCGGCACCTATCCGGGCGAGTTGCCGGATGGATGGCGCTACGACGTGCGGTGGTCACCGTGGGCGCATGATGTCGACGACCCGAGTGCTTGGTACTACGTCGACCAGGACGGCGTGCGGCACAAGACCAGAGGTCAGCAGGCCTCGGGATTCATGGCTAGCGCTGCAGAGGAGATGAGGCGGAAGGCGGTTGCGATCGCGCGCGAGGTGGTGGCGTCATGCCGATAGATGTCGAGGGGAGCTTGTTCGACGAGGTGGCATCCGCTGTCATCGAGTCGCATCCAGGGGCCTTCGTCGTGTCGGAAGCCGTCATCGCTCCGCCGAGGTTTCCGACGCTATCCCTGGTCGAGACGGTGAACTCGGTCGACTCTGGTCGCTCGGACAGCTCGGGGAAAGAGAAGGGCGTAGGCCTCACTTACACAGCCGACGTCTACTCGGCTGCCGAGGCCGGAGCCAAGGAAGAATGCAAGTCAATCCTCGCCGTAGTGAGCGAGGTGATGGGCCGCAGGAACTTCCTGCGGACGATGTCGGGGCCGGTAGCCAACGCTGTCAACCCGACCATATACAGGATGGTGGCCCGCTATGTTGGGGCCGCCGATGGCAACGGTGACTTTTACAGGAGGTAAAGCCATGTCCCGACCCACTTCCACATACAAGTCTTTCCTGATGTACAAGCCGGAAGGCCAGGATTCCTATCAGAAGCTTCTGGACATCAAGGAATACCCCGACCTGGGCGGTGCGCCAGGCACCATCGATGTGACCACGCTCAGCCAGGGCCAGAAGACCTACGTCAACGACATCAAGGACCCGGGCTCCATGGAGTTCAATGCCAACTACGATCCCGATGACTACGAGAAGTGCAAGGCGCTTGAGGGCAAGCGTCTGCCCTACGCCGTCTGGTTCGGAGGCGAGGAGTCGGGCGTTGAGGTCACGCCGAAGGGTGACCTGGGCAAGTTCGAGTTCGAGGGCGAGCTGAGCATCTATGTCAAGGGCGGCGGCGTGAGCGCCGCGCGCGACATGGGTATCACCATCGCCCCGGCAACCGAGATCGTGAAGGCCAAGGCTAGCGGCAACGCATCCGCTTAGCAGGAGAAAGGAAGGATCTGCCATGGCATACGCATTCACCTATGAGGGGACTGACTACTTCTTGGAGTTCGACCGGGCAAGCGTGGAGATGACCGAGGATGCGCTCGGCTTGTCGGTCGCTGAGCTGACCAGTCCCAAGATGTCCACCCATAAGAAGCTGTTCTGGGGCGCTCTGCTCAAGCACCACCCGAACGTGAAGCAGAGCACGGTGGAGCACCTTTATCAGCTTCAGGCAGACAAGCGCTCTCTCTTCAACGCGCTGCTCGCTATGTACGTCGATACCTACGAGACGCTTTTGGAGGCGCCTGCTGAGGGGGAAGCTCTGACCCTTCGGACGATCTAGGGACCGAAGGGGATGAATGCCTCCTTTCCCTAGGGAGGGCATTCGATGAGGCGTTTCCTACTTATCTCGCCCTCGGGATGAGCGCTGAGCAGTTCTGGCATGGGAAGCCAGCCCTTACGGTCGCGTACCGGGAGGCCGACCGCCTCAAGCGGAATCGCGAGCGCTGGGCTCGATGGGAGGCAGGCGTCTACGTCGCTCGTGCGATAGGCGCTGCGTTCTCCAAGGAGAACAAGTACCCGGACGAGCCGTATGGCTTGGCACGCACCGAAGACGAGGAGAAGGAGCGCGCAGCCGCGCTGCTGCGTGTTGACATGGAGCGCATGGAGCGCTTCGCAGCGTCGTTCAATGCGTCGTTGGGGGGATAGGGGAAACGGAAGGGTCCTGCCACAGTCGGTTCGCAGGAAAGGAGGTCGGCTGTGGCGGAAGATACAATCGATGCTCTGGCGATCGGGATAACTGCGGATGCGGACAAAGCTGCCAAGAGCCTCGACAGGCTCATAACGCGGCTGGACAGGCTAGAGGCATCCTGCTCGGCTGTTTCCAGCTTGTCCGCTGTCGAGGCCAAGTTGGCCTCGTTGAGCAAGACGCTCGACTCTGCGAACCTCAGCAAGCTAAGCGAGCTGCAGAAGCTCAAGGACGTGAAGCTGTCGGCCACCACGGCGAACAACCTCGACAAGCTCGTCAAATCCGTTGAGTCGATGCCACCGGGCGCATCGGACAAGATAACCTCGATAGCGAATGCGCTGGCACCTCTGTCTGCGCTCAAGGGCGTGACCATAAGCTCAACGGTGGTCAAGCGCATAAAGGAGCTGCCAGCCGCCCTCAAAGAGTACGAGAAGCTGAACCTGCTGCAGTTGGCTCCGCAGGTGAATCAGCTGTCCAACTCGCTGGTGCCGCTGGCCAACAGCACGAGGATGCTCGGCAATGCCATAAACGCGTTGCCTAAGTCGTATCGCACGGCAGCAGCTGCGGCTCGCACGGTCACGTCGTCGAACAAGGCGCTCGCAGCGAGCGCTGACCTAGCCCAGAAGTCCACCAAGGCCCAGGCGACCTCTCTGGTCTCATGGTACGGCAAGCTAGCCACGGCCGGCATGGTGCTGCAGCGCGCCAAGACGTACCTTGGCGGCTTCATAACGGAGAGCAATTCGTACATCGAGAACATGAACCTCTTCGAGGCATCCATGGGGGCGAACACGAAGGCTGCGACCGAGTTCGGCATGAAGGCCCAGGAACTGCTGGGCATCGACTTCGGCCAATGGGCGCGTAGCCAAGGCGTGTTCCAGACGCTCATAACGGGCATGGGCATGGCGTCTACAAAAGCAGACGTCATGAGTCAGCAACTGACCCAGCTCGGCTACGACATCGCATCGTTCTACAACATCAGCGTCGACGAGGCTATGCTGAAGCTCCAATCCGGCGTGGCCGGCGAGCTCGAGCCGTTGCGCCGCATCGGCTGGGACTTGTCAGACGCTCGCATGAACCTTGAGCTGTCGAGGATGGGCATAGACGCCACCGCTAGCTCTATGACCCAAGCCGAGAAGGTTGCGCTGCGTTATCAGATGATCATGCAGCAAGTGACCATCACTCACGGCGACATGGCTCGCACGATTGCCGCGCCGGCCAACCAGATTCGAGTCTTGCAGGCGCAGGCGGCGCTTGCGGCGCGCTCCATAGGCAATCTGCTCATACCGGCGCTCAACATGATCTTGCCGGTCTGCATCGCTGCCATGAAGGCGGTGCGCCTGCTTGCGATTGAGCTCGCGTCTTTCTTCGGCCTTGACGCGAGCTTTGAGGTCGATTACGGCTCTCTTGACACCAGCGGCATAGTGAGCGGGGCTGACGATGCAGCTGACGCTACCGACAACGCTACGCAGAAGGTGAAGGAGCTCAAGAATGCCGTCATGGGATTCGATGAGTTGAATAAGCTCAACGACAATTCCGCTTCTGGGAACGGGAACGGCAACGACGCTGGCATTGGCCTTGATCTGCCACTCGATACCTATGACTTCTTCGAGGGCCTGACCGACAAGATTGGCGAAGAGACCGACCGCATGGCGCAGCGGATGGTCGACAACCTCAAGAAGGCGCTTCCTGTCGTCCTGGCTATAGGGGGCGGCATTGCGGCCTGGAAGATAGGCACAGGGCTTATAAACGGCTTGGGCCACCTGAAGTCCAACATGGCGGTGCTGCGAGGGGATAGCGACAAGGTGGCTAAGAGCCTCGGACGTGGCGGCGGCGAGGCGGGCAAGCTTTCAAGTGAGCTTGCAAGGGGCCGGGTCAGCCTTTCGCTGTTCCCTGGTTTGGCAAGGAAGCTGAACGGGGGATTGGGTGGTTCGATCGGCTTTGCGACAAGGCTGCTCGGCGCCGTTGGTTTGGCTGCTGGGGAGTTCTTCCTGTTGTACAACCACAACGAGGCGTTCAAGCGAGGGTTGGATACCGTTGGCGGACTGATAGCAAATGCCTTCTCGGGGCTTCCTGCGGCATTTCTGGCAGGCCTGGGATGGGCTCGCGACAAGTTCTATGAAATAGGCGACTGGGTATCTAATCAGGGGGCGAAAGTCGTAGAGTTCTTCCAAAGCCTCGGCATAGACCTGACTCCCCTCATCAATTTCGCAAAGGGCATCGGCGATGCGGCGGAGGAAGCGACAGAGGGAATAGGCGATTTGCTGAGGGCAGCCGATGTTGATGCGGAGAGCTTGGGCATAGTCGGGGCGTGCGCGGCGGCAGCCACTGCCATCGCAGGCCCGCTGGCAGGTGCCATCGTCGGCTTCGCGGGGATTCTCGGCCTTGAGGTCGGCGCCCTTTGCTCGCCTGTCATCGAGAAGATGGATGCGCTCGGTGACGTTTCAGAGGAGACTGCCGAGCGGTTCGGCACGTCGCTCGACTCTATCACCGAGGCTGAGCGACAGCTGCGCGACAACCAGTTCGCAGATGACGTGGTGTCCCAAGAGGATGTCGACAACATCGCGAGTCGGATACAGGATGTCAAGGACACGATACTCAACAACCTCGACGAGAACCGCAATGAGGAGCTGGCTTCTCTCGACCCCCTCAAAGGCATCTTGTCCGAGGAGCGCATAGAGGAGCTTAAAGGGGACATCAACGCCTATTACGACGAGCAGAAGGCTGCTGCGACAAGCCATGCTGACGAGATCGGCAGCATCTATGCCGCGGCATCTGCCGAGCGCCGCGACCTCACCGCCGAGGAGGTGGCGATAATCCAGCGCGACAACGAGCAGCTGAAGCAGCAGCTCGTCGAGACCTCGGGTGCCACCAGCGAGGAGATCGCGAAGATAGAGGAAGCCATGCGCAACAATTCGCGTGAGGCTGCGGCTGCTGCTGCATCCGACATCCTCAAAGAGGCGGCTCAGTTGCGCGATGGCGAGGTCGAGAAGGCATGGGACACCTATCGCGAAAAGAAGGCGGCATACCATCGCATGCGCGAGTGCGGCGACATCACCGAGGAGGAATACCAACGGATGGTGACGGCCGCAGAGCAGTCTCGTGATGCGACCGTGAACGCTGCCAACGACGCCTACTATGGCCCAGACGGCGTAGTCGAGCGGGTCAAGAAGGGCATGGGCTCGGCGAGGGACGATGTCGACTACGAGACTGGGGAGATTAAGAGCTTCTGGCAGCGCGGGTGCGAGAACATGTCTTCGGCCATGGGTGGTGCTATCGGCGCGATCAAAGGAGCCTGGGGCGGCATAGCAGGCTGGTTCAACAATACGGTAGTGAATCCTATCAAGGGCTTCGTCAACGGGATGCTCGGCGCTGTCGAGAGCGGCGTCAATGGGATGATACGGATGCTCAACCGCTTCCGCGTCACGATACCGGGCTGGGTGCCGCTCATAGGCGGGCGCACGTTCGGCTTCAACCTTCAGTACATCAGCCTTCCGAGGTTCGAGCGGGGTGGCTTCCCGCTCAATGGGCAGCTGTTCGTGGCCAACGAGAGCGGTCCTGAGATGGTCGGCAAGATGGGCAGCCATAACGTAGTTGCCAACAACCGCCAGATAGTGGAGGGCATTGAAGCTGGTGTCATCCGAGCGATGCTGCAGGTGGCTGCCGTGACCCAGTCCGATGACAAGCGCGAGCAGAGCATAGAGATACCTCTCGTCATCGGCAACGAGGAGATCGGGCGCGCCGCATGGAAAGGCGTCATGAATCTCGTTCGTCGCGGCGAGCTGAAGATGGATTTCGCGTACTAGGGAGGGTTGAAGCATGCAGATGCTGGCAGTGGGCCCAAGTCCTTCGAGCGTGGTAGAGATACATCCAGACCCATCGGCCTTGCAATGGGGCCTGCAAGACATCTCCGCCGCTGACTCAGGGCGAGTCCATGATGCAGGCAACACGATGTACAAGATGCGCACGAGCCAGAAGCGCAAGCTGATGCTCACCTGGACGATGCCAACTGCAGAGCAGACTGCGGCCATCTTGCAGGTATTCAATCCCGAGTACTTCTGGGTGCGCTACTTCGATGCGATGGATGGGAAGGTCGAGACGCGGCAGTTCTACGCCGGAGACCGGTCGGCACCTTTCAAGTGGTTCAACGTCAACGGAGGGACGCGCTTCTCGACGCTGTCCTTCGACATCATAGAGCGGTAGGGGATGGCAAGTG